ACCGGGCAAGTCTGAAGCTGCTGAGCAAGGAAGCCTTGGAGCTGCTGAAGCCTTACCTGGCAGGGGTGGTCTCGATAAAATGATAACTGACTACTTGAACCAAACCGCCGCCTGGAAACGAGTTACGGGTTTAAATGAATATGGGGAACCAATCACCGAAAGCCAGACAATCAAGGTGCGCTGGGAAGGCAAAAGGCGGCTTGTCCGGGATAAGCAGGGCCAGGAGGTAATCTCTGAGGCCCGTTTCTTTTGCCTGGAGGATGTGCAGCCTGGGGATATCCTGGAGTATGGCGGGAAGGATTGGACTGTCATCGCTGTGGCCGAAGTCCCCGACCTGGACGGTCAAATAGTATATCGGGAGGTGGCCTGCTGATGGCGGAATTCAAGTGGTATGGAGATAAGGCAACAGCAAAAGCAATGCAGGCCGCAATCCAGGCATTAGGGGCTTGTGCCGCTAATTTGCAGGAGGAATCCTTGAAACAGGTGCCGTGGGCGACTGGTGACTTGGGCGGTAGCTGCAATATAAGTGACCCTATTCGAGAAGGGAATACGGTATGGGTTAAGGTTGGTTATTCAACCGAGTACGCAGTTAAGCAGCACGAAGACCTTTCCCTCCGGCATCCAGACCCAAGAAACCCGCTTTCCGTGCCGGGCCGCAAGGCAAAATATCTAGAAGACCCTTTCAAAGCCAATGCCGCAAAGTACGAACGCTTTATTAAAAATGCCGTCCAGCGGGCTTTAGCGAAGGAGTGATGCTCATGTGCTAATCCGGGACATAGCGCAAATCTTGCAGGCCAACAGTATCGGTGTCTTGGGCACCGACATTTTTTTGGGCCAGCTCCCGGCCAGTCCGGATAATGTGGCAGTGCTCTATCCGACTGGCGGCTTTACCCAAGACCTGCCTTTGACAGACGTCAAAATGACAGCCCAAGTCCTGGTGCGGGACAAGAACTATCAGGCTGGATATGAGAGGATATGGCGGATATTTAACTTGCTGGACGGCGGCGAGAGCAGGTTTATAGAAGCCCCGTCAGGCAGAAAGATGGTGGCGCAAGCAATGCAGCCGCCTTTGTTTTTAGAGCGAGATGAGAATGGCCGCTCTATTTTCGTGTTCAACGTATCAATTATCACTAGGAGGGATTAAACATGTCTTTACCGACCACTATTAAACTGATGGAGTTAGCGGATGCCAAGATTTCAAAGCTACTGGACGATAGCGACGAAGCGCCAACCTATGACACCGCCGTTGATTTACCCGGCGTGGTAAAAATTGGGGTGGCTCCGAAGGCTGAAACCAAAAAGTTGTATGGCGACAGCAAGTTGCTGGATATTTACCAAAAGACCACTGAAGTTGAGCTTGATGTGGAGTGCGCCGTACTTTCTTTGGAAGCACTAGAAGTTCTTCTGGGTGGCACTGTGACCCAAGGCGGAACGACACCCAACCAGACCGTTACCTACAGTTTAACCGCTGCAGACAGCACACCGCCTTACTTTAAGCTGGAAGGCCAGTGGCTTTACGCAGATGAGGCTTTGGGCGATGTGCATATAGTGCTATACAAATGCAAAGTGACCGACCCGCCAAGCACGGAGATAAACGATGCATCCGGTAATTTTGGCACGATGAAGTTCAAGGCAATAGCCATCCCCACAATAAGCAATGACAAGTGGTTTGATATTGTGGGCAACGAAACTCAGACTGATATTGAGTAATTCGGTATGGGCGGCCTGAGCGCCGCCCTGCCAACTTGTTCGGGAGGGATACGATGGGTAACGTGGCAGACATCCGGCTAAAACCGATAAAGGTAACACTAGACAAAGAGCGGCACCTACTCTACGACATCAATGCCTTCGCTACCTTGGAGGAAGAATACGGCAGCATTGACGCTGCTCTGGACGCCCTAGCTAAGGGTAAGATAAAGGCACTCCGTGCCCTACTGTGGGCCGGGCTTTTACACGAGGACGAAAGCCTAACCGTTAAGGATGTGGGCAAGTTCCTCACCTTAGCCGATCTTCAGCAGGTAGCCGAGGCGGTAAACGAAGCCCTCACCCAGGCGATGCCGCAGCCTGAAAAAAAAATAGGAAACCCGCCGGAGGAGTAACCGGCGGGTGGGACTGGCCCTGGCTGATGTATCTGGGTACGGTCATTTTGGGGATGAGCGAGGCAGAATTTTGGCGGTGTACTCCCCGCAAATTGTTTGCCCTGGCTGAGGTGCATATTAAAGTTCATTCGGGCGAGGGGCAAAAAGACAAAGAGCCGGAACGGTTAACTCTAAAAGAGCTATTGAGCTGGAGGTGAGACAATGGAAATACAGGAATTGGAAAGTAGGGTTGCTATGCTTGAAAAAGAAGTGGCTGGGTTAAAGGAAGCAACACAGCCCAAATTACAAAAAGCATTGTTCTACACTGTTGATGGGCAAAAGGAATTTCAAATTCCACAAGGGTTTAATGTTATAGGAGTCGTAGCGAAAGAAAAGAAAGAGGTCGGAATTGAACATATTTCCGACCTGGATAAGGTTGACTTCGTTTTTAACTACCATGAAGGTGCATTAAAACCAACAAAGCCAATAAAAGAGGGAACTGAACTTACCGTGATTACCGTTCCTGTTTAAATTCTTTGCGAAACTCGTCTATAACGTATGACAGAATGGCATTATTGTAACCAAAGAGTTGTTGAACGGTGGTCTCTGGTGTTACTTCGATACCCAGTTCCTTAATAGCTTTTTGAACCAAACTAACACCTTCGATGTTGTTCTTAAAATAATTCGACTCCATAAATTTCACCCCCCTCCCTACTGGAATATGGCTGGACAATCCCATATTACCACGGCAGGTAGGAGGTGAAATTGACAAAGCGTGTCGAAAAAGAAAAGCCGCAGGAGCGGCTTTCGTTGCAGGAGTTGTTGAGTTGGAGATAGTTCACTTTGTTGGGAAATCCACCCCACCTATGCCCGAGTAAATAGGGTGGTCATTCTGGCCGTAAATCGTAATACGGGCGAGTTTAGGATAATCCTTGGTGGAGTCATTGAAAAAGCCAAGAAATGGCGCAAGCAATTGTTTGGCAGCCTGTTTACCTTCATCGTCAGGGTAGTAAAGAGTCCAAACCTCAAGAGACCGTTCGTTACTCTTATTAATTCCTCTATCATACCGGACTTCAATTTTTTGAATACTATCGTACCAACTGGTTTTAGGGTTGCCAAAGTTCTCGTTAAGGTATTTTTGCAAGGCTTCTGTGGTGGCCTTGTCTATATTACTCTCGGCTTGTTGCGTTGCAGATTGAGATGGTTGGGATGAAGGGGCTACAGAAGGTACATTGGAAGGCCCGATATCTACAAACATAATGAGAAGCAAGCCAATTAAGGTAAATGCCAATGGAATTTTGCGGCCCCTTATTTTGGGCAATTTCCCGAGTATCAAACCTATCAAACCACCAAAAAGAAGTACCATCCCAAGAAGTGCGCCTAGAAATTTCATATCCCCACTCTCCCATTTTAAGCTTTCTGGTTTAATTTAATTTGACAGACAAGGTGAATTTCCTGCAGGGGGGCGAGAATAGATGCAAGTTGGCGAACTGATCGTAAAACTTGGGGTAGACTTGCGTGAGTACACCAAGGGCCTCCAGGAAGCACAAGAAAAGGTGAAACAGACTGGCTCTATGCTCCGACAGGCCTTTGCAACCGCTACTGGAGTAATGGCGGGCATAGCGGGCTGGCAAGGGTTAACAGCAGCAATCAAGCAAACTATTGGAGCGGGAATAGAGTTTAATGCCCGGATGCAGCAAGCAGAAATAGCCTTTACGACATTTACCGGGTCTGTGGAACAAGCCAAGAAACTTGTGGCAGACTTAAAGGCCTTTGCTGATTATACGCCGTTTGAGTTTCCGCAGCTTCAAACGGCGGCACAAAGGATGATGGCCCTGGGGTTTAGCACTCAAGATGTTCTTCCTATGATGAAGGCTATTGGGGATGCTGCCGCCAGCACAGGTGACATGAGTGCAGAAAAAATCAACCAGATAGTGCTTGCTCTTGGGCAGATGAAGATGGCGGCACGGGTTAATGCCCAAGATATGCTTCAGCTTACCAATGCTGGCGTGCCTGCTTGGGATATACTGGCGAAGGCAATGGGGAAATCCACCGCAGAGGTTAGAAAATTATCTGAACAAGGGCTTATTCCGGCTAACTTTGCTATTCAGGCTCTAGTTCGAGGAATGGAAGAACGTTTCCCGAACATGATGGATAAGCAGAGCCAAAGTTTTTCCGGGCTGTTGAGTACGATTCGAGATAAGCTATCATCTACGTTTGGGCAGGTTATGAAACCTACTTTTGAGTGGTTAACCAACGAAGCTTTACCCAGGGTGGTTCAGCTACTCAACCAGTTTTCCAGCATTGCCAGCCAGAAAGGGATTGCTGAAGCTTTCAAAATCATTATCCCTCCTGCTGTAGTTGAGGGCATAGTCACTGTCGGCAATGCTGTTAAAGACGTATTCTCCTTCATCCGCCAGCACGGGGAAGTAGTCAAAGCCGTTATTGTGGGTGTGGCCGCCGGTTTTGCAACGTGGAAGACGATAGTAACAGTTAAGGCGTGGGTTGATGGACTGAAGAAAGCTATAGACCTGTGGAAGGCTAGCACCATCGCCCAGACTATAGCAACACAGGGATTGAGTGCTGCTTTAACAGTAGCACAGGTAAAAATGGCACTGCTCACAGGCGGTTTAGCCCTAGTGGCTATGGGCGCATATGAACTGTATAAGCACTGGAATGTAATCTGGCCAGGAATTAAAGATATGGCTGCTAAAGTGGCCCAAGCTGTTGTCGGGATTTTTAGTGCGATGGTTACCAAGATAGCCATTGTTTGGAACGAGTTAAAGAATAAGCTGTGGAATCTGCTGGCAGGTATCCTCAATGCCTTATCTCCTGTTGTTGACATTATCGGTAAGATTGCTCCCGGTTTTGAGGCAGGCTTCGAGAACCTGCGGTCGGCGGTAGCGAATAAAATTGAAGACGTGCAGGTTAACTTGCAAGAGTTAAATGAGCGGTTCGACATTTCTGTGAATGGAATTAAAAGTGCTGTTGGCGATGTTAAGGATCGTTTTGGTCTTTTGGTTTCGCAGTTAAGGGCTACGAAAACCGAAGCTGAAGCTGTGCAGGATACCGGGTTGGATGTAGACCTTACTAAATGGAAGCTGACCGGAGCAGAAGCTGCGAGCGCTTTAGAGGAAGTGGGCGACAAGGCCAAAAAAGCAGCCGAAGATACCCGCGCAGCGTGGGAACGCACGGCCGACATCCTGAGCGCCCGCCTGCAAATCATCCAAGCCCAGCAGGAAATAGCCGCTATCGCCGCCGAGCGGCACGGCAACCAGGCCCAGGCCCTGGCGGACAAAATAACCTGGCTCAACCGCCAGTTAGAGGTTCAGAGACAAATTGTGTCTGCAGTGACCCAGGGATATGAGGAGAGCGTGCGGGCTAAGGGTGCTAACGCCGAGGAGACCCTTAAACTGGCCCTCCGGCTTGAGCAGGAGAAGAAGGCCCAGGCCGACATCGAAAAACAGATATACGACACCACGCAAGCCATCAAAGACCAGGCCAAGGAGTTGCGCGACCTGGCTGAGCAAGTATCTGAGCTAGAAAAAGAATACGAAGCAGTAGAAAAGAAAATGCGGGATGACCTGGTTACTGCCGCTGAGGAATACCAAAAGAAGGTAGCAGAAGTTAATGCGAGGCTGGCAGAAGACGAACGGCGGCTGACTGAGCAGTACGAGGAAGAAGTTGCTCGCCGGGCAAGGGCTTTGAGCGACTTCGTCGGACTGTTTGACAAAGTTACCACCAAGGAGGTCTCCGGCAAAGAACTCCTGGAAAACCTGCGCGGTCAGGTAAAAACTTTTGAGGAGTGGAGCGCCAACATCCAGACATTGGCCGCCCGTGGTGTTGACCAAGGGCTTATTGCCGAACTTCGGGAGATGGGGCCGAAGGCCGCACCTGAGATTGCAGCTCTCAATACTCTTACCGATGCTGAATTGGCCGAATATGTCGTCCTTTGGCGGCAGAAAAACCAGGACGCCAGGGTCGAGGCAGTCAATCAGCTTGCCCAGCAGCGGATTGAGATACAGCAGAAGCTAATCGAAATCCGCATAGCCGCCCAGGAGCAGCTTGAACAATACCGGATGGAGTGGGAGAAGAAAAACGCTGAGATAAGGAAAAATGCCGAAGAAGAAATGAAGCGGATAGAACAGAAGTTCAAAGACATTGCCGAAGCAGGAACCAAGTACGGCATACAGCTCATATCGAATTTTGCCGCCGGGATGGAAAG